TACGAAGATTAGTTTTCTTTGTTACACTTGCTGTTTGTGCAGATGTGTCAGCAGTTTCAAGTGCTTTCATATAAACAACATCTTCTGCTTCAAGTAGTGGTGTTCTCACTTCACGGATTTTATCTTTGAAGATTTCTTTTGCTTTAGTCAAATCTTCTGAGATAACACTACCGCTTAGTGTCCAAGCACCACGAAAGTCTCTATTTGAAGGTACGGTTACACTAGCGGCATTTGCTTGATTACCGTCCTTGTCAACAATATAAGTTGCTACAGCCATATTTAATTCTCCTATAAGTTATGCTGCTTCTTCCATAACGGTAACATCTTCGCTAATACGCCAAGAGTTACGCCATTCTCTAGTTGCAGGAAGTTGATTCTTCCTACAGATAACCATCTTAGGACGATTACCTTCATCCCAATTCTTCCAAACATGTTCTGGCACATCCTTCTGAATTAGGTATTCTATTGCCTGTTCTTCAGTCATAGCTTCCATTGGTTCTGTGTTATGTAACAAGTAACCACGAGTATGTTTCTTGAAGTCAGGTTGTGCTTCATCTTTCTTTAGTTCCCAATATACCCACACTGGTGGTAGGATACCGCCTTGCAATGCACAAGCCATCCAGTTTGGGTCAGGCACAAGTATCTTTGCACATTCGTCTATGCTGTCTTCATACACTACACGGTAGTCTGATTGCACTCCGTCTAGGTTTTCTTTAGCCCAACATAGTCTGTCAAATAAGTGTGTGCCTTGAAATTGTGGTGTATTCATTATTTATCCTATTGCTGTTATTGTTATTGTAGGCGGACAGAACTGGTCGTTTGTTCCTCCATCAAATGACCTAGCATTGTGTACTTCAACAGTTAGAGAACTACTGTGTTCTCTTATTTCTAAATGAATAGTTTTTGCTGTATCCCAAGAAGTAAATATACCTCTGGTTAAATCTGTAGAATTACCATTGCAAACAAGACTATGAGTAAATTGAATTTCATCTGCTCTATAAGGAGAGTGACTTCTTCTCCCATTAGTTATTTCATCTCCGTCAACATATAATCTTACTGCTGCTATACTATCTGCCCCATCTGCTGCGCTCACAGTATAAGAGAACTGATATCTTACTATTTTTGTTCCTTCTGGTGGTAAGTAAGCTATTCTTGAACCTGTTAGTTCAGTATATGAGGTTGATATTGCGTGATGGTGTATTACTGATTCAAACGTATAAGTTCCACTTATGCCTTCAACAGTTGTTTTTGCAGAATCAGAAAGAGTAGCAGTAATCATCTCAAGTATTCTACCAGTGCCTGCATTATTGTTTTGCAACAGGAGATTGTCTACTTTTAATGTACTCATGCTAAATCTCCTAGAAACGCTAAAGAACCTCTTGGGTTATCTTGCGAACTATAGTGTCCTCTTGTTTGAATTTCTACACTACCAGCCGTGGGAGATGTTCCATGTTCAATGTCTATATGACCGCCATAACCACTAGTCGATTGTTGTCTGCCTGTTACTAAAGCATAATTAACACTATTAAAATCATTAGCAATAGCAAACGTGTGGTCGCCTGTACCGTTGTCAACAACACTAGTCATGTTAAAACTATCTGTAACACCAGCTAGGTCTGTATCACTTGTTAAGTTTGCAGATACATAAACAACCCAAGCCTTTGCTAATCCTTGTTGCAAAGATGTTTGCGTACTACCATTCTCTCCTGTTACAGTAACAGCATTAGCAGAGGTTTTGCCTGAGATTTTATCTACTAAGATTTCACTCATGCTAAGTCTCCGTGAACTGATGCAAACATATGTGATGGATTGATGTAAGCAACTCCAGATTCATTAAATGCGGCAACTTCAAAGTTAGCTGAAGTTGGGTCTGTTTGGCTAGGCCCACCACAATTATATACTGTTCTTGCGGTAGTAGAGTTTCTACCATTTACAGATATTGAATAGTTTACATTAGCCATGTTAGTACTAAATCCTATGCGATAATCGCCTGTACCATTATCAATTATCACCGCACAATTAAATGAACCTCTATCATAATCTCCAACTGCCCCTGTAGAAGTACCATCAAAGTTAATCCAAGCCTTTGCCGCATGTTGCTTAGTTAGCGTAACTGCACCACCAGATGTATTCTGTATTGTATCTGCTTTCAATGTACTCATATTATCACCAACGTACCGCCTGATTCTACATCAAGCGTTACCCCTGAAGCTACAGCGATAGGACCAGTAGCACTAGCATTCTCTGCACCACCTACTGTTACATTAGCACCTACTGTTTTATCATTCACACGAAACATACCGCCACCTATAAAACTACTTCTGTTAGCAGTAGGTGGTGATACAGTAGCTATACTAACACCAAGGAAGTTTACAAAGATGTTACCAGTACCAGTAGAAGGTGCTGTGCTAAAAGAAAGAGTAGTGCCTGATACACTATATTTATTTGTGTCTTGAATAACACCATCTACAGAAACAAGTATATCTTCATCTGCACCTACTGTGCGAGATAAAGTAAAAGATGTAGTAGAATTATTACCATTAAATCTTTCTACAACAGGTACATCTACAAAGTTTGCCGTGGGTGTTCCACCAATGTAAGGCATATCATATATCCTTATGTAATATCAAGATGACTAAGAACTACGTCAGCAGATGAAGCTGTGTCGGATGTTACTTTAATAGTATCACCCGGCTCAAGCACAACCTTCTGGTCGCCACCAATTACTACTAACGTACCACCTACAGGAATAGGTGCATCTTTTACAAGAAACACTTTATCCTCTGAACCACTAGTTCTATTTGAAGCATCTAGTTCAACATCAACAAGTATCTGTGATGTCACTCTATTTGCAACGCTTAGACCTATTATAGTAGATTCAGTAGATGAGCCACAAGTAAAAACGGTAGCTGTGCTAGTGCCTATTTCTTTATCTGTTTCTGATAAGAAAGCATTTGCCATTTTAATTACTCCTAACTGTGTCTAATTATATCATACTTTGAATGTTTTGTCAAGCAATATTTAACCTAATGCTATAGCAAAAGCTAAAGCGGCAGGGTCTGATTCAGTAACTGTGTATGTTACTCGTCTATTTGTAGCGTCAAAAGCTACACTAGCAGAACCACCAGCAGCAAACTGTAAACCTGTAGAGTTAGTTGAGGTAAACTGTGTAGCATTACTAGAGTTTTCAATAGGCAGTGATGTTGTAGAACTTGTAATAAAACCACTATCGTTGTTAAAAATACTAATAGGTATCTCACTAGCGGCTTTTCTTTTTTGTACACCACCATCTAAAACTACAAACTCATCAGAGTTAATTATAGTTTGTGTCATATCTGTTAATTCAGATAAGTCTACGTTAACTGTAAATGTACCTGAAGAAGTTATAGTGCTTCCAGAAATATCTATTAAGTCACCAGCAGATAAAGCAACACTTGTTACTGTTCCAGATGTAGTTGTAAATCCACTGTCGTTATTAAAGTTTGACAGTTTAATTTCACTGGCTGCTTTACGTGATTCAGTTGTACCATCTTGCAATATAAATTCTGTAGTTCCAGAAATATCTCCTGTCATATCAGTTAGTTCAGAAAAATCTAATGCTAGTGTAACACCACCTGAAGAACCACCACCTGATAAACCTGTTCCTGCTGTAACACCTGTAATGTCACCTGTATTAGTTGTAAAACCACTATCGTTGTTAAATATACTTAATGGTATTTCACTTGCAGCTTTTCTCTTTTGCGCTCCATCGTCAAGAACAACAAACTCATCACCTGTTACAATTGTCTGGGTCATGTCTGTTAGTTCAGACAAATCTACATTAACAGTAAAAGTTCCTGAAGCTGTTATTGTACTACCTGATATATCAATTAAATTACCAGCAGTTAGTGCTACGCTAGTAACTGTTCCAGATGTAGTTGTAAATCCACTGTCGTTGTTAAAGATACTAAGCGGTATCTCACTAGCTGCTTTACGTCTATCTGCACCGTTGTCAAGCACAATAAACTCATCTGTGGCTACCATTGTTGCTGTCATATCTGTAAGTTCAGATAAATCTACAGATAATGTATGGGCTATGGTTTCGCCCGATGTAGCACCAGTAGACGCTATACCTGTACCACCTGTTATAGTTGCTACATAGTTACCTGTAGTTTTTGTACCTAGAGCAACAGCATTATTAGCAATACCTGATGCAGTTATTTGTGGACCTTCACCTGCACTTGAACCATCATGGCTATGACCACTGCTTACATTAAAAGCAGCAACAATTGCATCAAACTCAGCGTCAAAAACAGAAGCCTCAATTGTGTTACCGTCAGCTATTTGATTACTGCTATCTGCACGTTGATAACCTGCCATACTTATCTCCTATCGTTTACTGCATACTCTAATGTTGCGGAATCTATTGAAAATACTGCGTCTGTTCCTGAACCTGTTGTTTCATATAGTATAGATACGGTAAAACCTGAACCTATTGTTTGTACTTCATATATAGCTTTCTGTTTATTACCAAACAAAGATGTGCCATATATACCTTCACCAAATGTTACTGAAGCGGCAGAATCAGTTGTTAGCACAGAATCAGGCTGTACTGTTGTTGGTTGGTCAAAATCAAACTTCAGTGAAAATTCTAAATCAAATGACCCATTAACATCTAAGTATGTAGTACCTTTATAAAATGTCTTACGTACTTCAGGGTCAGATATAGGTGTAAATGGCGTAGCAAATGTAGCAGAAATATGTGCGCCATCCTGTGTATTACCTTGCTCCATCTGATATACATAGCCTGTAGCATTGCCAAAGTATATTACTTCTGAAGCACCTGTAGCACCAAAGTCATATTCACTGAATACTACATGAGCATTAAAACCTCTGAGGTCATTCCACTGTATACCTTCTTGCAGTTGTGTACCTGCAATACCTTTTGCAGAACTATCTTGTGTAGCTGTATTAAATCCAAATATTCTGTATTGACTTTTTTCTCTAATAACTGTACTAGCAAAACCACCGGGGCTAGATGATGTTAAGTCTAACATCTCTGTTTGAATAGGCTTAGATATAACTGCTAATCCAAAGTCACCAATTTTATCTGTAGCATTAAATAATCTTAATCCATCAGGACCTAAGAATATAATGTCACCACCTATTTCCTGTATAGTATCTTCAGCAACACATCCCAAGTTTCTGGACACAGGTTGTAATACATAATCGGTTATACTGTTACCCGTTAAAACATTTATTGTACTACGACTAAATATAACTAACTGCTCACGGAAAACAACCAAACCAGTAATAGGGTCGCCTATGTTTATTACACCACCACCATTAGCAATACTAAAGTCATCATCTTCATATGGTGCTGAGTAAACTAAGTTATTTCCTACACCTAAGAATACATGGTTTTTAAAATTAACAATCTGTGTAGCACCAGATGTATCAGCAGGTAATGACGATAACTGTTCAAATGTAGTACCATTAAACCTAAACGGTTTACCTGTACCATCAACAAGCAGGAGTTTTTCTGTTCCGTCAAAGTTATATTTTAAAAATCTAACCTTTCCTGAACCACCTATCGTAACACCTGCACTGCTATATGTAGCATTATCTGTAGCTTCTGTCCAAGAACTAGTAGCAGCTAAACCATTACAGAAAAATAAACCATCTCCTCTACAAGCATAAATATTAGCACCATACTTAAACACACCACGAATTAAACCTGAGTTTGGAACAACTGGTATGTTAGTAGATGTACCACCTAACTTTTCAAAACCTTCTACTCTACGGTATCCACCAAATACAGAAGGTTCAAAGTTACGCAAGATACGAGCAGACCCCGGTGATTGTATACCTTGTTGATAAGGTGATAGGTTAGTAATCAATCCACCTTTATATTCAATAGAATAGGTTTGCCATCTATCTGCCATTAATTTGCAAGCCTTGATGTTAAGCTACTACTTGTAGAACTACGAATAATCATTCCTGAACGTACATAATGATATCTATTGATAAGCATAGAACGCATATTCTTAATGCCTTCTTCAAATCTTTCTTTCATTACAAGTGAATCTTGTGTATTGCCTCTAAACAAATATGCATAATGCATAGCACCATCTATAATAATATGCTTAAATCTTTCTGGTATAATAGGAACATCATCATGTAATTCTAAGTCAACGGGAATGCGGTAGTATTCATATATAACAGTATATGCTTTATCGGGTGTTGGGCTAACTATGTATTCTAATGAAGGTGCTTGTGTCACATATAAAGGTACACCACGTAACGCTGAGTTAGTAGTGTATTCTTGTTCTATGTATTTATCAAGATATTCTTCATAGGCTAGTGTACCAAGTCTCTGTGTACTATTACCTAATGTAGAATCTTCTTTTATTCTAAAGCTATTAAAGTCTATTACTTTTGAATCGTGAGGAAAAGCATACCTACTTACTGTTGCTGAAAGAACATCTTCTTGCTCAACATGATTATAAGGCCAATTATATTCAGCTTGATTCATGTATCTAATAGAAGCATTAACTGCATCTTTAGCATGAGCATAAAAACCTTTAGAAGTTGCAAAGTTAGTTGTTGTTAGTTCAACTTCGTTTAGTCTTCTATTAATTTCATTAACAAGTTCTAAAAAATCGTATGCCATTATTTCTCTCTTATAACAAGTTTAACGGTACGTTCTGCTACACTAGATGTGTTATCTGTAACCTGACAGGTAAAAATATATTCTCTGTTTAATACACCACCTGCTATATTTATTGTAGCAACAGTAGTAGTATTAGTTTGAGATACATTCTGTATGCTATCTGTTACTGCACTGCTTGACGCTGTAGTTAAAGTTTGTCCTGCAGCTAAAGTTGTTTTAGTGCGTTCAGGTGTTTCAACAGACCATACAACAGATGATATTGTATTTGTGCCTAAAAACCTAGACCAATCTATACTATAATCTAATGTTTCATCTGGGTCTTTAACAGGCCAACGAAATGACATTCATATCTCCTATGCAGCTTTACCAGCCCTAACTCGTCTTTCAGCAGAAGTAGAAAATCTTTCTACATAAACTTTTCTTAATTCTCTTGGTACATACACAGTTCTTTCAGAAGTTGTTTGAGTAAACCCTTCAACATAAACTGTTCTAAATCTGTCATATAATTCTTTAACAGCCTCAAAATCAAACTGTACACCTGTTGCAGATGTTGTACCTATAACTCCTGTTGCTGATACAGTATCTATTACTTCAGTTATATCAGGGGCTATGCTTGCAACATTAAAAGAACCTATTACTGTAGCTAGTGTTGGAGATACAGCTTTAACACCTACTGAAGCTATTGTTCCTTGTGCTTCAACGGTATCTAGCCCTGCACTTGTTTTAACTTGTGTTAAAGTATTTATCGCACCTGATGCTGTAACAGCTTGCAGTCTTTCTGATACTTTAACTTGAGTTAACGAACCAGCAACAATAGAAGCTGTAGCACTTTCCGTATTCTCTGATGGTTGTGCTTCAACTGTTCCTATAGCACCTGTAGCTGTAACAGCTTGCATAACTTCTGTTATGTTTAATGTTAACCCAGCGATAGCACCTGTTGCTGTTACGCCAGTTGCTGTGTTTGTACCTACACCACCTCCAGCAGAATTTGCTGTGCCTGTTGCTGTTACGGCTGTTAGAGTATCTAAAACATTATCTATACCTACACTACCTACTGCAAAAAATGCAGTAACGGCTGTCATAGGCACAGTTGCACCTCTAGCAACCAGTGTATCTCCAATTGCAAAAGTAGCAGATACACTACTTATATTTTCTATATTTATGTCAGGAGATACAGTTCCAATACTACCATTAGCAGAAACACCTGATATACCAACAGCTACTTTAGGTTCAACAGATGCAATTGTACCTGTAGCAGATACACTAAAAGCATCTTGCTGTATATCTGCTTGAGCAGTTGAAGGTGCTACAAAAGATGCGGTAACTGCTGTTAATTCAGGAGAATCTAATTTTGTTCCTGCGGCAGTAATTGCAAAAGAACTTGTTATACTTACAGATGTTAAATCAACAATAGCATCATTAGCTATTGCTTGTGTAGCTGTACTTATAGCTGTGGATGCACTAACACCTGTTACAGTATTGGTCTTAATATTAACATCAAACGGGTCATCAAAAGAAACTAATTCACCAGCGTAATATCTAAGTCCTGATTTTATTGTGCCAGACCAAGCCCTGTCTGCAGGTGCTTGAAACTGAGTGCCACTTGAATCTGTTGTGCCACCAGCAATGCTACCTTTTCCTATACCCCAGCCACCAACATTTCCACCTGACCAACTACCACCTTCTAATTGTGCGCCACCAGATGTTTCTTGCTCTATAATTAATCTACCGTCAATCCACAGTCTTACTCTTCCTGCAGCTGTCGGCTTTAAATCCCATGCAACTGTATGTGTATTACCATCAAATTCTGGTATTTGTGATATAGGTACATTTGCAATAACAACATCAGTATCATCGGATAAAAGATTTACAGATGTAGAACCTTCACCTGCTCTAACACGTAAATAATAGACATTGCTTATTTTTGCTACACCAAACCAAGCACCTATCCCAGAACCACCATGCTCCCAGAAAGGTACTGTTTGAGTAAAGCTAGATGGAAGTGTTAGTTCACCAGCATGTACAATATTATTTGTTCTAGTAGCGTAATGACCTGATAATTCACCTTCGTCTAATGTGCCGTCTAATGTAAGACCACTTTCTACATTAAACATTACCCCAAAGGATGCTGTAACTGCTGTCAGCGTATTTAAATTATTGTCTATACCTACAGTATTTATTGCACCAGTAGCAGATACACCTGTTACAGTATTTGTAGATACATCCGCTTGAGTAGCTGTAGAAATAGCAGTAGAAGCAGATACACCTGATGTTGAAGCGTCTATATTACCTATACTTACAGAAGCAATACTAAACGATGCAGATACACTATCTACGTCCTCTTGTATATCTACGTTAGTTGTGGTAGCTATTGCAAAAGATGCAGTAACTGGTGTTGCAGATATTGTTGGTGCTACTGTAACATTTACACTTGCAATAGCTAAAGATACAGTAACTGCTGTTGCTGAAACTTTTACTTGAGGTTCAACAGAAGCAACCGTACCTGTAGCTGTAACACCTAGATTTATATCAACAATAAACTGACCATATTTTGCTGTACCGTATACACCAGTACCGAACTTGGCTTGGTTTAAGGTAACAGACATGGTTATTTATCCTAAGATATTCTTATTATAGATGTGTTTTCACCAGCGTCAGGAAAGTCAATTGTTAAATCACCAGCAACAGCACTAACAGTACCACCAAAGTTAATTGTACAAACTGCTTTATTAGATGCTGAAGAATTATATATCAACGCACCAATAGCAGAACAAGTTACATTACTAAAAACTTCATCTGTAAAACTTACGTGTGCAGTATCATTTGTTAAAGCAATAGTTGCTCCACCAAGGTTTTGACCACCTGCACTATAGTTATTGCCAGATGCTTCATCGTTACCAGCACCGCCTGTTACATCAGAATAGTTTGTAGTTGCTTTGTTATAATTATTGTTAGTTCCGTTAATTAAAGCAATTTTTAAAGTGTGTGTATCCATATCGTGAATACCACCTAACAGTTCCTGCTTAAAACTATTACACATTGCGGTAGTAACAGCCATTTCAATCTCCTATATAAAAAGGTTAAAGGGGCAAGTTGCCCTGCCCCCTAGTTAAGTTAAGCAAGTGCGTCACGGCTTACGTCAGTAGCTTTATCTAAACTACCAACAGGCATGACTACTGCAAATACACGTAGCACACCTGCGCTAATTGTACCAGCAGTTCCTGCAAAAGTTAGTAGCATAGGGTCAGCACCGTCCACAACTTGTGGATTTGCGGTAGCTACAAGTACAGTTGCGTATGTACCTGCAGATGCACCGTCAATGTCAAAACCATCTACCCAAGCATCAACATTACCACTCTTAGGACCTAAGTCCACAGTAGCATCTGAAGCTGTGTTGGTAAGTGCAGTGACTACCTCAATACCAGCAAACAAACAAATGCAATTTGCAGGAATATCTACACACTCAATGGTACTACCATTGGCATCAATATTCTGGTCTGCAAAGTTAATTGTTTGCTCAACTAGATAAGGTTTAACACGTGAACTTACACCATAGGTAGGACCATGATTAGTATTTGTTGTTGCCAACAAGGTTGTTGTTGCAGCCATATCTAAGTCCCCCCTTACGCTAAGTTGTATGCGGCAGTTACGATTGCTTCAGGACGAAGTATCTTTCTACCGTATAAGTGCATACCACGAACAATGTCAGCAAAGCTGTCAGGGTCACGGTAAGTTTCAGTCTTGTTAATCTGCTCTGCAGTTGCAATAGCAGAAGAATGACCAGCCACGATTATACCCATGTTACTAGCATTAGAACCACCTGTTGTCGAAGGACCTGTGCCTAGTGACGGTAGGTTGTTAGATTGATAGATTTGGAAACCGTGAAGGTTATTTAAAACAAGACCATTTTGAAGTCCAGAACCACCGAAGTCTGAATTTAGAAGACGTGAATCTTCGTCTTTCAAGATTTCAATAAATACTGGGTCAAGAACAAGCCAACGTCCTTGAGTGTCCACGTTTTGTTGGTCAAGTAAACGTGCCATACGTGCAATAACTTGCAGTGGAAACGCATTACCTGTTGTACCACTTTTAGCTGCAGTTGCTCCACCAGCACGAGGCTCAAGACCGATTGACTGATTTGCAGTACCTGCAGTGCCATCAGCTTGTGTGAAGTCTGACGCATCCAAAGACATGGAAGCTAAAAGTTCAGCACCAACTAAGTTTGCACCATCAGATGCAGTAGTGACAGACTTTGAACCATTAACAGTTGTGTTAACAGCATTAGACGCACCGTGTATTGCAGATTGTTTAAAACCTGACAAGTAACCAAGAACTTCTTGGTCAAACTGGTCAGCCAAACGGTATGCTGCACGGTCAGATGCTAGTTGTTGGAAGTTCACATGTGAATGTGCTTCTTCAATGTCATCAACCTTAAATGCAAAGTAATTAGCTTTGTCAATTGTAAGGCTGAAATCTTCATCATCAAGGTCTTGCGGAGTGACAGTTGTGCCACGTGCATAAGACTTAACTGAAATTTCGGGTTCTTTGATAATCTTAACGGAATCACCCATGTTAGCAATCTCACCGAAATAATCGGAGTTTGTGATTGCTTCAGCAACGGCAGACTTGCGGAAAGCAAGTTGTACCTGTTTGCTGTAAATAACTGGGCTAAAGTTACCGTTAGGAAGATTACCATACCCGGCTGCGGTTGTAAATGCCATGATATGTTCTCCTAAGTTATTAGCATTGTTACAGATACAAACTCACAAGACTTATTAGAGGCTGATTTCAATGGGTGTGTATTCAGTTAAGGTGGCCGCCTAAACTTTCAACAGGCCAAATTCATCAGGTAATCCGAAGACATTGTTCGTTTGCTGATTTAGTGCATACAGATAGCTAGTCCATATACACTATAAGTGTCTATAGTTATACTCATGTAAAAC